CTTGGTTTGACTCAGAGATGAGTCAAATCCCTTGCGTCCAGGATTACTGGGCCAAGCAGAAAGGCAGTGACCCTAACCGGTCCACCTACCAAGTGTATGATTCTCTGACACTGGCGCTAGTCCCAAAGTCGTTTAAGTCTCTCCGTTCCATAATGCCTAATACAACCATTGGGTCTTACATGACCTATGGTCTCGGCATGATGTTAAGGAAAAGGCTTAAAAGGGAAGGCTATGACATTTCAAATCTCCAAGAGATCCATAAATGCCTAGCCCAGCGTGGTAGCGTACATGAACAGTACGTGACTGCTGACTTGTCAAGCGCCTCGGATTCAATTTCCAGGGCGTTTGTCAAATTCCTGTTTCCGCCTGATTGGTTCCAGATTCTGGACCTTTCTCGCGTTCCAGGAGTTTTGTTACCCGATGGAAGTCGTGTTGAAAGTGAAACTTTCTGCACGATGGGTGTCGGGTACACATTCCCTTTGCAAACGATTGTCTTCCTGTCTCTTCTTAAGGCGATCCAGTCCTACCTTTATGGTGGATCGGTTCGGCTAACGACTTCTGTGTATGGTGACGACATGATTTATCATCGTTCACTTCACAGTACTGTCGTTAGCACTTTTGAGGAAATCGGCTTCGTGATTAATGTTGATAAAACCTATCACGAAGGGCGATTCAGGGAGTCCTGCGGTGGTGATTACTACCGCGGGGTGGACGTCCGTCCGTTCCAACCTAGGAACGGAGCGGCTTTTGTAAGCCGTAAGGCTTACGAGGCCGTACTCTACAAGTTCGTCAACGGTTTGTTGACGCGCTGGTCGGAGTACGAGATCCCGGAGACACTTCGGTACCTCCTGTCTGAAATAGGGTCCGTGACTGGCAAAGCTAAGCTTGTGCCTGTCAACTTTCCCGATGACAGTGGTATCAAAGTGTCCCTGCCAGTTCTTCCCCTGTTCTTACAGGGCAGAACTGATGTGGCTAAACCAAAGCATGTAGGGCATGGTGTTTTCCGATTCTCGTTTCTTCGGCTTAAACCGATCAAACGTGAGGAGAAGCGCCATGAGCCCTATCTTTGGGAAGCCCTCAGAGGAGTCATCGAACCGGTTATTCTGTTTGATGAAAGATCTCTTCTGGCTAATCCTACACTACTTCAGAAAAGCATAGAGCTTTCTGTCGGGTGCAGGGGTTATGAGCCTCAGCTAACTTGGGCTGAGACTCCGGATCAGACGGTCCGGTCAAAGTTGACCGGCCGTCGCCTACGCCGCATGGTGTCCTCTGTGACGGTCAGTCACACAGGACGCTACACGCGTCAGTCAGGGACCTCATGTTTTGAGGTGCCGCAGACTTAATGCGCTCAGCGCTTAAGTAAAAACCCCACCGGGTGATACCGAATGGGTGCTACGCAC